TTCTACCCCAAATTCACCGGAATCCCTGTCAACAGTTCTTGCTATAGGTGGTGCGATCTCAGGAGTTGCTGTGTAGCCATGGAGATCTCTACTTCTATATGAACAACTGGCTGTTGGAGCTATGGCAAATGCTCTAACCATGTTGTTCTCTCTTGCTATGTTAGCTGCTTTTTGTATGCCGAGAAAGAACTCACGGGCAGCTAATCCCGCGTAGCCTTCGTAAGGTTGAGCATCATTAGTTGCTTCAAGAGCCTTACCAAACTCGGCATAGGTTATGTTGTTGTTGGCGAGGAAGTTGGATAGACCGAGCAGTCCGAATCCGACTTGCCTATCGATATCTGGCGTAAGATACTCTCCAGATTCTCCAATCCCTGTCCTACCGTGGAGTTCACACAGGCTGGACATACCAACACTGAAACCCTCTTGTAAGTCGCCGATGCGACAGGCAGCGAGATTGAGGTGTTGTAACAAGCACGTTCCGCGTGAGGGCAAGTAAACCTCAAGACAGACGTTGGAGTAGATTCTCTTTCCTTCATTGTCATATTTTATTTTGTTGAGCCAAATGTCTCCTCTTGCAATGCCTCCAAGTATTGCTTCCTTTGTTGTAGCTGTTGAATCACGCCACTGTTCTGGGGTGAGGTCAACACATCGTTTAACCCATGGGAGTTCTTGTCTTTTGACTTGCAAGAAGTCAATAATATCGGGGTGGTTAATATCAAGATGCAGAACGCACGCGCCATTGCGGTACGTCCCACCACGTCTAAGTATTTCATTTAATGTTGAGTAGAATTTTGCGAATGAGACGGGTCCTGACGCAACGAGAGTATCAGGTCCCTTATTTGTTTCTGTTCCAGCGGGTCTAAGTTTCGACAGGTGAACTGCAACTCCCGCTCCAAATCGCAGAGCATGGCTGACAAAACGCCAGCTGCTTTCGATTCCATTTGGTCCCTCCATTGAGTCTTCGACTACGAAGATTGTGCAACTTACGGGTAGACGGGAGTTAGGGTTGTCGATCCATTGCTGAACTCTCCCTGTTCTCGCAATCATGTTTGGTTCGGTATTCGATTTCATTAGTTAAGTAGTGGACAGCTTTTTTTAAGTCTTCTATGTGGTTGTCTTTATATCCGGCTCTGCATGTATATTTGATTACGTTTCCGAGGTGAAATCCGAGTCCTTGGTCTCTAATAAAATCCCAAACATCGATAGAACCTCGTCTGTAGTAGTGAGGTCCGTGGTCGTTGGTGGTTTCGGCCATTTATCTATAAGGTTTTTAATACAATTTGATAGAACAAATGCTTGTTCTTGAAGAGCAATCATCACAGTGATAATGTCTTCTTTTCTTGTTTTTGGTTGTGCTAGTAAGATCTCAAGCTGTCGCAGCTTCAAGTCTTGCTCCATCGTCAATTTTGTAATCGGCGGAGGCGGTCCAAAGGATTGGTTTCTTTTTCTCTGAGTCATAATCATCAGTAGTTAATATTCGTGCGAGTCGTGCATTTGTTATTGCATCTTCTTCGGTCATGCCTTTTTCAATAAAAGTTTCTACGACAGCTCGCCATGTATATCCTTTTAATTTAAAAATTTGTTCAGCACGTTTTATACCAATTCCTGGCACACCGCTGTATCCATCAGTGTTGTCGCCTGCCATTGTCTGTACAAGATGCCATCTAGCACCTTCATCAGGTGTAATCTCAACTGTCTCTTTAAAGTCATATAATTTACCAGCTATCTGTCTCATATCTTTGTCAGGTGAGACAATAATATTGTCAGGATATTTAGTAGCGTAAATTCCTAAAGAATCGTCAGCTTCAAGCCCATCTTTAATTATTACCTTGTATTTTTTCTTAAGTTCATTTATGCACCTTTTAAAACCACATGGCTTTTTTCTATTTCGATGACCCTTGTATTCCGGTAAAATTTTTTTCCTAAAATTATTAGGACTTGTAAAAAACAGAATCATTTCATCATAAAAAGGAAATTCATCCCTAATTTTCTGAAAATCTCTTTCTACACATTTCATGGCTTCACTAAATTGTGAAGTCACTACTATTACATCTTCACCAAAATCAATTTCTGTTTCAGCAGCTGCGCAACATTTATAGACTATGTAGTCACAATCAATTAATAATTTCATAAGTTAATGTACGTCTGCCCATGTTTTTCCGTGCTTTGCATCGGCTGCAATTGGACATCTTAAGTTGTAATATTCTCCAGCTAATATTGCGGATGCTTGCAGTCCGTACCTTGTAGCAATAATGCTTTTAGGTTCGCATTCAAACTGCAATTCATCATGGATGAAAGCTAATTGTTTAGTGTGAATATTGTTTTGTGCAAATAAATCATTTGCTATTGTCATCCAGCGTTTGGCTACTATGCCAGCACCACATTGCAAAAGATAATTCAATCCTTTGTGCGGTGAATCGACCAGCACCCTTCGTCCGTCCAATGCCATGAGCCAACCATTAGCAGCCTTATTTGAAACCGCTGCCAATAATTCGGCGAGTCCATCGATTGCAGAGACGTAAGCTTTTCTAATCTCTTGTCCCTTTTTACGGGCTTCCTTGGATTGTAAAGAGTTATCATAACTCGTTCCTAATTTTTCATTTCCGGCTCCGTACAAAAATGCATAAGTTACAGTTTTGACTTGCCTTCGGGTGATTCCTATTTTGTCAGCGTTAACTTGATGTATATCATCATTCAGTAGTATGTCGGCATATCGACCTCCGTCATACCTCCCAATATAATGGGCGAGTAGTCTCAACTCGATTCCGCTTAAATCTGCTCCAACCATAGTCATACCAGGGGATGCAGTAAATAGTTCTCTAAATTCTTTATCAGCTGGACACTGCGCTAAATTCGGTTTTCTATGAGCACATCTAAATGTGTTAGTTGAAACCGAGCAGTGATGATGTATCCGTTTATTGGCAGTAACAAGCCTGTTCCAAGCGTTCACGCCTTCGGATATCATTCCAAGCTTCTTCTTTATCGTCAAAGATTTGGCACATTGAAGCGAGAAGGGAATATTTATCTCCGTCAATGTAGTCTCGTCTATAATTGGTTTCCCAGTCGTAGTGGTCTTGGTCAGTTTGACATTCAAACGATTCGTAAGAATCCATGCTATGTGATCTCGTGATGTTGGGTTAAATTCTTTTAGTCTTTGGAACTCTGCTCCGGCGATGTAGCCTTGTGTAGAGTTATCTCGTTTAGGAGTGAACAACGCTCCTCCAATGAGAGTCCATTGTTTCCGAAGTACTTCAGTAAGTTCTTCCATCTCTCTTCTGAGATGTGACTCAAGTTGGAAACTTTTTTGTTCATCAAATGTCCATCCATGTATTTCTTGTTCAGTTAGTATTTGTGCGACTTGATGCTCTAACGAACACCAGTCAGGTAAGGGCGGAAGTGTTCGCATAATTTAGTTGTTACTTGTACGTCTTGTACGCAATAATCTTGCATATCTTGTGACCAGTTTTGCCAGTCAGTTGTTTTACCAAACTCTCCCTTGTATTCTCCGAGACGATATCCATAGGCTTCTAAGGAATGTCGTCCATATAGTTGTAATGGCATTCTTGCTATATTTCTTTTCTTATCTATCTCCATCATGTTTGGGTGATATAAGCGAGATAAGACCAAAGTATCAATAACATCAGCATTAGACTTAAACCAAGAATAAGTTTTCCGAAGAACAGGTAAATCGTAGCCAATAATGTTGTGACCAATAAGGACATCAGCATTGGAGAGCCAATGCAAACCTTCCGTGATCGGGTAGCAGTCACCACCTTGATTATTAAATACGAAGGTTTCTTCTTTCGTGGAGTCGTAGATGGCAATGCAATGTATCTCAGAAACGTCATGTAATAGTCCGTTAGTTTCGCAATCAAAGACGAGCATTTGTTTTTCCGACATATGTTTTGTCCTTAAACTTTGCTTTCTTTTTTGCTTGTTTTGTAGGTGGTTTAGGTTTTTTTAATTCAGTCTCAGAAGTCTGTCGTGGGACTGAAAATTGTGTCCGTAGTTTCATTAAATTTACAGGTGGTTTTATCGTATTTCAGTGATGCAGCTACGCCTGTCTCTCCTGAGTATCTATTTTTTAAAACTCTTAAAGTAGAGACATCATCTGGGTTTTGCTGGTCGCGTTCTAAGGCGAGTACGGTGTCACTTAGTTGGCTAATTGAAGCAGATCCGCGCAACATACCAATTGAAACTTTGTGTCCATCTTCTATTGCCTTATCTCCTTGCGCTCTTCTTAAATGAGAAACTAAAAATAATTTAATTCCTGTACGTTCAACCAGACTTCTTAAATCAGTCATGGTTTTGTCTATAGTTCTTCTCTCATCCATACTTCCATCTAGTCCGGATAATAATATGGATAAATGATCGAGAAAAATTACTTTAATATCTAAGCCCAGAGCCATGTATTCGATACGACTGTAGATAATATCCGAAGATAAACTACCAAAGTGGTCGTATAAATAAAGGTTCCAACCAGCGATAGTGGAATCGTAAGCATCTTTTAAGGTGGTGTATTCGTGTTCTCCAAGGTGTAGTGCTTTGCCTACAGCAACTGACATAAGTCCTAATGCTGTTCGCCTGTTAGATTCCTCTAATGCGATATAGCCTACCTTTTCTCCTTGACTAAGTAGATCTGTTGCCAGCTGACGACAGAAGGTTGATTTTCCCTGACCTGTGCCTGCCGTTATGGTAGTCAGCTCACCGTATCGTATTCCGTGGGTCATAGATTGCAGTCCAGGAAAGGGATATTCGTGATTACAGGGTGGGCTAGGAGTTGTTACTTGTTCTAATAATGACTTACCATTTACTATCCCATCGGGTTGATATTCTTTAGCATCCCAGATAGCTCTTCGTATAGCATTTTTATCGTTCGCTTGTAATGCGTCTGATGCATCTTTGTATTCCTCAAGTCTTGCGATCTTGACTTTTCCAAGTGGGAGGATTGCAGCTGCTTGTTCGGTTGCTTTTCGTCCGGCTTCATCGTTGTCGAAGAATAAGACAATTTCCTCATAGCCTTGTAGTAAAGGTATTTGTTTTTGAATGTCTTTTTTAGCTGACGCTGCCCCATGTGGTAGTGATACCATCGGCCAGTTTTCCATAGCTTCATAACAGCTTGCAGCATCTAGTTCACCTTCAGTAATAACAATACGTTTGCCACTATTAGGAAAGAGGTGCTGACCAAATAAGGTGTCAGTGGAAACTCCTTCATATTTAAAATTCTTTAATTTGTCTTTAGTCTTGAATCCTTTAAGGCATCCAGAGCTGTCAAAATAAGGGAATCGTAAGTGTGTCGAATCTCTATAGATTTTGTATTTTTCACAGGTTTGTTCGCTAAGTCCTCGTTTTTGCAGCCTTTGGGCTGATCCTTTGAAATTAACATTTGTTTGCATGGGTAATTTTTTTTCTTGTCCATCCCCAGCTGTTCTAGTTTGACAACTGAAACAAAAAGTATGCCCATCTGTATATACAGCGAGTGCATCAGATGAGCCACAGTCTGGACATGGTTGGTGTTGTATAAATTCGCTTTCAGTCATGTCAGCCAATCAATAGGTATGGCGTGGAATGCACACCATCTAATTCCATATCTCTGACACCATTTTGAATAGGTTGTCTTTGATTTTTTACTAATTTTTTTATAAGGGTCTTGAAAGACCATACGTAGATCTATTTCTGGATTTTCAGTAATTACCTGTTTAACCTTACGTCTATCTTCTGGTCTCCAATAGCCTTTAGTCTCAAGTACTACTCCATTAGGAAGAATGAAGTCAGGTGTGTATAAGTGTTGAATAGTATAAGGAAAACTTTGTCCCTCATACTCATAATCAACACCTAACTCACACAGTAGATCAGAGACTTTTTCCTCTAATCCTGATTTAAACATTAGAAGTCGTCTTGGTCATCTAATGGTTCTACTGAAGCTGGAGTTGTATCAGGAGTAACGTTTGGTTCATCAGCTTTATAGCCTGATGTCTTACCAAATAACTCAGCTACACCATCTTCATCTAAATCGCCAGTGTCTAC